CCGGGTCAACGTCGCTCATTTCCAGATGCTAGCGAGGCGGAAGAATTTGTCAGTTACGATGAGGATCAAATTCCTTCACGAGGAGCACGCCATGGGATACGCACCAGACGGTGGCTACGAACGATCCTTCGCCAACAACCCACCCGGCAACAAGGGTCCACTCCGGTTCGAAGAAGGAGTGATGACCGACACCGACATTCCGTTCGAGTTCGGTCGTGGTGCCTACGAGGACTCGCAGGGCACCGTGCTGTACGGCACCTGCTGGAAGCACACCGAGGAGACGATGCGCGAGCGCGCCCACATCGGGTCGGCGTCGTGGATCGAGGCCCCGATGGAGCTGGGTGACTTCGTGCAGGGTGCGTCGGCGGACCACCCGAGCTTCGAACGGGTCGTCGGCTCCGAGGCCCGCATCCAGCGGTGGAACCCCACGCGAGTCGGCTGATGGTTCGCGATCGTGTGCCGGTGGTCGTGCCATCGGGCCAGCAGGTGCTGAACCAGCACCCGTCCTACGGGCTGCACGCTCTCAGCCAGCAGATGAACGCCCAGCACGCTGCGGCGCAGTCGAGCCAGTGGCTCAGCGAGACGACGTCCAACCCGTACGGACACTTCTCTCGACCCCAGTACCGGACCTGACCATGGCCAACGTGCCGATGAACATAGGGCAGTCGACCCAGCCGGGCCGACCGAAGATGCCCAAGCCAATCATCGGCCGGGTCAACGACAACAACGCCGGGTTCGACTGGGCATCGAAGAGCGCCAAGCCCGAGGCGATCGAGCGGGTCTACACGGGCTACATGAAGAAGAACGAGCTGCCGCCCGGCTTCAAGCCGCAGGGCGTGATGATGAACAGCCCACAGGAGGCCCTTCGTCGCCGGTCCATCTCACGTGGCTGGGCCGAGAAGAAGGCTGCTCTCACCAAGTGAGGACCCATGGCAGCAGGTGATCCGGTTGCGTTCGGTGAGGGCGTAGCCCACTCCCGCGGTGAGGTGCCCCATCCTCGTGACGAGGCGGGCTGGACGAACATGCCCGCTGCGGCGACCAGCAAGGCGATGTCGCACATGCGTGGCATCCATCGCACGGTCGGGCGTGAGATGGAGAAGCGCCTGTCCAGCAAGGTCAAGGACATCCGGGCCAAGCCTGCGGCCATGACTCCGCAGCGTGAGACGGAGATGATCGAGAGCGAGAAGGCGCTCGACTTCCTTTCCACTCGGTCCAAGGACCCGATGGAGAACAGCATCGCCCGGGTCCAGCAGACGGCGATGTCTCCGATCCACGCCGTGCGCGAGCACTTCAACCAGACGGGCGAGATGCTGCCGGTGTCCGCTGGTGAGTTCTACGGCAAGCGCCACGCCATCGGTCAGGCTCTGACCCAGCACTATTTCAGTGATCCTGAGCGGCAGCTGCGGGCAGAGTTGGCCACGCCGGAGTGGTCGGCACGCACGACTCCGCAGCAGGAGGTCACTGGTGCCTCGGGCATGCTGGCCGTGCTCAGGCAGGGCAAGCACATCAAGATGTCGGTCAACCAAGACCTAGCGAACCTGTTCAACACGCCCGAGAAGCAGGGCGGCTGGAAGGGCGGTGCGGGCGGCGCCACGCCGATGCAGGCCGGTGACTACACCCTTGAGTCCTTGTCACGACGGCACCCGCAGGCGGCATCGATCCTGATGCAGCACAAGGCCCGTGAAGAGAAGCTGGTGCCTCCGTCGAACACCAAGGGCTACGAGCCGGACCGGTTGGCCATCGTTCAGAACCGGAATGCGGTCCTGAGTGCTGGTGCCACGGTCGATCTGCCCGACAGCCTGCGAGATCCAACCCGAGCGATGGTGTCGAGCCTCGGTGCTGTCGGATTTCCCAAGGCGGCACGGTCGATGACCCGTTTCAACACTGAGCCAGAAGAATTTGGCGGCGGTACGTTCCACAAAATTCCTTCGTACACGTGGAACATCCACCAGCACGACGAGGTGATGGCGAAGGGCACGCACCACTTCTTGGGCGTACTGGCCCACGGTGACAAGTGGCTGGAGGCGAATCCTGACGCCCACGCTGCTCTGGCGCAGGCTCGGGAGCACAAGGCGTGGACCGACCCGACCTCGACCATCGACGTGTGGTCAGGACGGGTGGCGAGCGGACTCCCGATGCAGGGCCTCAAGACGGGCGCCTTCGGCAAGATCTCGAAGAATCCTGAGCAGGCCACCAAGGACGCCACCAACCCGGAGTCATTGCTCAAGGGTTCCGGCATCAAGAGGACCGGCGGAGCGCGGTACGGCAGCCCGGGCGACATGGGCTACTTCTACGGTGAGGAAGCCCACCGCCAAGCGGCACAGGACATGTCGATCAACGTGAAGGGCCTCGGGCGGATGAACGCTCCGGCGCACGTCGTCCAGTCGCTGTCGTGGTACGGCGTTCAGGCCGAGGAGAACGCTCATCAGGTCCGGATGGGCAACGTCAACATGACTCCACACGGCATGGAGGACTCGACCGGCCTCAACTCGCTGCAGTTCCCACAGGTGTTCGGGCGCAAGGCTAGGCAGCGGTGATCAAGGACATGATATACTTGACATATGGACGTACAGGAGCTGGGCTTCTCACCCTTCGTGGACGAGGACTACGAGGAGCGCGGCGAGGCGATCGTCGCTCAGCTGTCACCGCACCAGATCGAGGCACTCCGGAATCTGGAGCAGTACCGCCGGAAGTACTTCAAGGATCTGGAGGACTTCGCCCGGCGTCGGGCCGATGCGGAGCTGCGCGACCGTCTCCTGCGAGACGATCCGGACATCAACATCGTGGACATGTCGATGGGCATCGCTGTCAGCTCCGGCCATCTGGCTCTGAGCATGAGCGACAAGTTCTCGTTGCAGATGGCCGAGATCCTCGTGTTTGGCGAGCGTCAGGGCGACCTGCCCGAGATGGAAACGGCTCGCATCATCGAGATCTGACTCTGGAGCGGCCGTGATGGCCGCAACCCAGAGCCTCAGTGATCGCCAGTTCGCTCTGGCCATGGGTCCTCCACCGGACCCGTCGGCCACCCTCGCTGGGAAGGGCGATCAGATCGACACGTCGTGGGCCGATCGCGACATCGACCCGGCCCTAGGCTTGAATGCCATGCCGGGTCCGACCGCCACGCTGTCCCAAAGTTCTTCCATTGGCTACGGCGCCAAGAATTTCAAGACCTGACCGGTGATCAGCTTCCATCCGCCCAGCTACCGGGCCGCAGCGTCCGACCTCACGGTCGCGGTATCTCCGCTCGGGCTGGTAGAGCTGGCTGACGAGGAGTTCGAGGTCCACGGGCCTCGGATGAACCGGTACGCGTCCAACTGGGCCTTCTTCTTGGGTCACCAGTGGGCGTACAAGCGCGAGATGGGCGATCAGAACATCACGGTGAACTACTGCCGGATGCTCATCGATTACCTCAACAATTTCTGCTTCTCCAAGGGCGTGAATTTTGGCAGCCCTGAGGCAACCGAAGCGATCGTGCCTTACCTGCTCAAGAAGGTGTGGGAAGAGGATAACGACCGGCTCTCGGTGATCATGGAGCTGGCCCAGCTCGGGTCGGTGTCCGGAGACGTCTTCTGCAAGGTTGCCTACGAGCCTGCGTACGAGAACCCGACCACGGGTGAGCAGGTCTCGTCCAAGTTCCGGATCCTGCCCATCAACCCGGCGTTCTGCTTCCCAGAGTTCCACCCTCACGACAAGTCGCGCTTCATCAAGTTCAAGATGAAGTACAAGTTCTGGGGCACTGCGGCCGACGGCACCCGGCAGGTCCACACGTACACCGAACTCATGACCGACGACATGATCGAGGAGTACATCAACGACGAGATGATCGATCAACGGCCCAACCCGTTGGGAAGGATTCCGGTTGCGTACATCCCGAACTACCCGGTGGCTTCATCTCCTTGGGGCCTCGGTGACATCAACGATCTGGTGGGCCTCAATCGCGAGTACAACGAGAAGGCCACAGAGATATCCGACATCATCAACTACCACGCTGCTCCGGTCACCGTCATCACCGGAGCCAAGGCCTCGAACCTTGAGCGTGGTCCGAAGAAGGTCTGGGGCATCCCGAACAAGGACGCCAAGATCCAGAACCTCCAACTAGAGGGCAACCTCCAAGGCCCGCTCGGGTACATGGAGATGATCAAGACCTCGATGCACGAGGCGGCCGGTGTCCCGATGGGTTCGCTCGGTCAGGCGCAGCCCATCTCCAACACGTCCGGTGTAGCGCTCCACATGCAGTACCTGCCGCTGATGCTGAAGCATCAGCAGAAGAAGGTGCAGTACACGAAGCTCTTCCTGCAGATCAACGAGCTGGTGCTCCGGACGATCGCCTTCTACGAGCCGCAGTTCCTGCAGTTCGACTTCATGGTCAGCCCGGTGCCGCCCAAGCCGACCCAGTACCAAGCACTGGACCCGCAGGAC